GGATTATATCTCAACCTCCATCAGATCTTTACCCAATATCCACGAGGAGTAGGGTAATCTTCGAGATTTCTTCTATTGATTCACTTTAGGGTGAAACCTAGTGTGGTCTCTAGATTCAAGATCTGAAGTAAGATTATTTCTTCTTCGGAGGCACGTTAATGAACAGTTCACGACTCCCTGTTGGATTAACCACAACTGTGAAAGTCCAATTGGGTTTCACCATTGGCTGTTCGAAAAAGCCTTCTTTCTTCTGAATCAAGGTTGAGAACAGAGAAAGATCTCGTTCGAAAGCTTCTTTTAGGAGAAGGATGTTCAGTTCATCATAAGTATAAGTCCTCTTAGACTTTACTTCTTTGGGTTTCATAAGAACCCTCCTTTTACTTTTCTTTATAAAGGGAGATAATCTTGTGATTCACCAATGCTTCACGGTACTTGCCCTCAGATAGGAACTGGAAAACCGGATCGCGACCTCGATGGTCAACATACGGTTCATCCGGAAGGTCCGAATCTTCTGGATACAAAGGATTATTCATCCCAGTACCAGGTGGAGATTCTTCCCATGAGTACCAAACTGATGGGTAATCTTCGTGAGTGGCTAAAGACCTCAAAGAACTGACGTGCCAGTCATCTAAATCTCTAAGTACAATGTTTTCATTCAGAGCCCTCCTATTGGAATAAGAGTATTCCTTCCATTCCTTGGTTTCTAACCAGGAATAGTGGATTGCTCGACCAATAGGCGACAAGGAACGAATTTGATTGTAGAGCCAGAATCCTGGCGATGCAGCTTCAAGGGCAGAAAGCTTCCCGGAAGGTATCCGCAACTCTTTTGGATATCCTTTTAGGAAAATAGCTCCAACCCCTTCAGCGAATTCTTTTGATTTCACAGTCTTTAGTTCAGAAATCACTCCACCAAACCTTTCAACGAGGATTTGGTATCTATTAAATAGATCTAGGGAGTCTTTCTCATCGCAGGCAATTACAACATCGTCACCGCAAATACAGAAAGAGGCATTTGTTGTAGCCACTACTGTCTTTAGGATGACATAATGTAAGAGCTCAAACATAGGAAAAGAGAGGAACAACCCCATTGGTTGTCCATTAGCATATCTAATAAAATCAAGTCCCCGTCCTTCTTCGGGAAGAAAATCTTCTTTTCTGAAGGCAGCGGGTAAATTGAGAAAATTAAAATATGATAGAGGGACGCCCATTGAGGCTAATAGTTTTATCTGGATATCCTTTGATAAGCGATCTGTGGCCTGAGAAAGGTCAATAGATAACATATATCGTTTAGTATCCAAACTATCGATTATGAAATCTGACATTTTTTTTTTTTTCTTTTGGTTCCCAGATGCTATTTCTGGAAGACTCCAGAGCCATTTG